AGCATATCAGTCTGAAACGCTGACAGCGCACCGGATTTCAATAAAAACCGAAGTCACCACGGACCTTCTAGAGTTTGCGGGTTTTGACATGGAAACTGAGATTTTAGATGACGCAATTGTTGCGTTCGCACAACGTGAGGGAAATCGGTTCTTACAAGGGACTGGGGCTAAACAGCCACTCGGTATCATAGATCCTACTACGGGGATTCAACAGGTAGAATCTTCAGTCACAGGTCAAGTTCCATTTGTAGATGTTGTGAAACTTTTTGGGCAACTTAAAGTCGGATATGATCCGGTGTATTTTTTCAATCGCCTGACACTTGTCACATTGCGTACAGAAATAGGTTCGGATGGACATTTTGTTTGGAGAGTTGGGGGCGAAGGTCAGCCAACTAGAATCAATGAGATTCCATACGTCATCTTGCAGGATATGCCAGATATCGCAAATGGCAGTCTTTCTGTTGGGATTGGTGATTTCTTCAGAGGCTACAGCATCCTAGATGCGGTAAACATGTCGATGATTCGAGACAATTTGACTCAAGCCGAAGCAGCCCTGGTGATATTCAACTGGATGCGCTGGAACGATGTGCGACCGGTCTTGACTGAAGCGTTCAAGTTGATTGTTACGAAGTCATAATCCACAAGGGAAACAAGGAGATAAACTATGGAAAGAGATTTAAAGAGTTCAGTATTAGGCGTAAGCGGACTTGATTTACAGGAAATCACAAGCGATACCACAACAGTAGGTAACATTGTGGATTCTCAGGGGTTTGAGTCACTCACGCTCATGATTCAGTCAGGTGTTCTGACAGATGGAGATTATGTCGCTAAGGTAGAAGATGGTGATGACTCGGGCCTCTCTGATGCTGCCGATGTCGCCACGGACTTCCTGATTGGAAGCCTGCCTGTATTTGCACCAGCGGACGATCAAACTGTTAAGTCGGTTGGGTATGTCGGAAAGAAACGATTTGTTAGATTGTCGTTAGTTTCGACTAATACAACCAGTGGTGGTTTTTTCGCCTCCACAGCAGTTAAAGGCAACGCCGCCAGTCGTCCTACGGCGTAATACGGTGATATAGTGTGGCCGTGAGAATCAACACGGCCACACATTCACGGAGGTTTTTATGAAAGTCAAAATGAAAGTAAGTAAGCGATGGTCTATCAACTACAAGACGCTAAATCTTCAGGAAGGAGAGACCTATGAGGTACCTGATCATGTCGGCGCTAAGATAATTGAAATGGGTTATGGAGAAGAACCAGAAAAGATGATCAAAACTGAGGAACAACCTAAAAAGAAAGAAGCTCTTGTGACCGAGAACAAGGCGATTGAATCAACAGAGGAAAATAAAGGGATTGAGTCAAAAGAGGAAATCGAGACCGTTAAAGGGCCCAAAAAAAGAGGCCCTAAATCTAAGAAATAAATGACTTATGTGCAAACCGACAAGGTCGATAATCTTGTTGTAACACTTCCCATAACTAAGTCACACGCCGTCATAGACACATCAATAGACGATGAGCTAATCACAGAGTATATCAAGGCAGCAACACGTGCCGCTGAGAAGCTTATGAGTCGGGATATACTGACTACGACTTACGAAAACTATCGCCCAAGGTTTTTTGATGATCTAACACTAAGGCGTGGTAAATTTCAGTTACTCGAAAAAATAGAATTTCTCAAAGACGATGTTTATACGCTCCTGCCAGCAACAGAATACACCGTACAGATTGGCGGTATTTTCGGTTGTATTTGTGAGTTGGAACCTCCAAACGATATAGACGAGAGCTGTAACGCGGTTCGCATCACCTTTAAGACCGGCTTTGGCGACAAGGGAGATGATGTGCCGTCTGATATTAAGCTTGCCATTATGTCACATGTCGCCTCGATCTATGAAAATAGGGGCGACTGTAAGTCTCCTAACGCTGGGAATATTCCAGAGGAATCGAGACGGGTATATGAGAACTGTAAGATAATAGACATTGTCGGAGACGAGCCCCTTGACTTCGTGTGAACGTATTAAGATACGAAGGCGACAAATATGTGTGGGAGATCTTCGGGAGGTCATCTTAATTCAACGAAGAACAATCGAGCGTGGATCTATTAACACACCAGATTATGATGAGAAATTTGAGGATGTTGCCAGAGTCCGTGCGGCTGTCCAAACCAACATAGGTTACAAGTCATTTAACGAAGTTGGGATAAACGAAGCTACGGCTTTAATACGTGGCTTTACCCATAAATTTTACATTCGCTTCGTGGCAGATTGCATCCCTACGACAGAGAATTTTATCGAGTGGTGCGATGAAAAATATAAAATTTTGGCAGTTGAAAATTTAGATGCTCGTAGTCGTTTTCTTGCGATATCTTCTATTCAGAATGGCCCAAAAGACAGAGCTGCCAACCTAGCTTAGTTATGGGGATTAAAGCAGATTCAAGAACAAGATTAATCCTAATTGAAGTAGAGAATATGGAAAATGCAACCCGGCGAGAACTTAGAAGGGGTTGGCATATGATATGTCGGATATTAAAATCGACTGCATCAAAAAACATCCTCCATAAACCCCGCTTCGGTCGGGTGTATCGTATTAGAGGCCGTAGACACGTTGCGTCTGTTCCTGGGGAATCCTGGGCAAATCTCAGCGGAAGATCGCGTAGGGGGTTGTTTTGTCGCGTACAGAGTTGGAGAAGATTGAGTTTCGGAAATACCGAAAAGGTGGCTAAGTTTATGGAGTTTGGTACTAAGACCATTGCTCCTCGACCTGCCCATCTAATTTCAATTAGGCAAAACAACAGGAATATGATTAATATTTTAGAGTCTCATATAGGGAAAGGAATCGGCGCATGAAGTTAAGCGATCTTATTTTAAGGACTAGTTCAGTTCTTCCGTTATTTGACCCTCGTTTTACAGATAATATCGTCATAACCGCAGTATCAAAAACTGGGGATGATGTGACCGTGACCGCTCCAGGACACCAACTCAAAGTAGGCAAGAAAATTATCATATCTGGGGTCAAGACCGATATACCTCTTACAGACATAACAACGACAAATGGTATAGCAACCGCTAAAAGCACAGTCGATCACGATCTAAGCCTTGGCTTCCCAGTGAACGCACAGATCGCATCTGGTGAGTCAGCTTATAACGGTGTATTTAAAATAGAGGATGTCCCCCCCTTCGATCCTGAGTTACCACTTGGGCCCGGATTTTTTAGCTTCACGTTTAAGGTCGTAGGCACTCCGCCGCCTTCCACTGGAACTTTGAGTACTTTTCATACGCTCGGGTTTAATGGCGTTCAAACTGTGACAGAAATAGTTGATGACAATAATTTCAAATACCAACTGCAAAATGACCGATTAACGACCGGAAGTGGTCCGAATATGCTACTAATGAAAAACCCCCGAATATCGGGTGCCGCAACTCTCGATAGGGCCATAGATAGTTATACGAGACAAAACGACGGTGAAATTTGGGGATTCTTTATTTTTGGCGGAATGGACACAAGCTCAGATAGAACTGTTGATAACGATTCGAAAAATGAAAAAATTAAGGCAGCTGACTTTAAACTTAGGCTCATAAATGATGTCACGTTGTTTCTCTTTATTCCAACCCACACTGATTTATCTGGCAGATCGGCAATAGATACCGCACAAGAATTAGCAAAACCGATCTATAAAACTCTGGCTGGTTACATCGTTGATACAGAATTTACTACCGAGCAGCAAACGATGCTGATGCCGTCTGCTCACTTCTTGGAAGACTATCAAAAAGCGTTTCTTATTTATGCGTTTGACTTTCAGGTTACCCAGTTTATGCTGGCTCAAGGCTCTGATCCTGATCCAGACGAATTTATGGCAGACACAGGTGATATAATAAGTGATGTAAACACCAGGGCGCTAAGGACCTTCGAGGCGATAGTGCATAATACGTTTGAAGAGATAGTGAAAGACGATGTTTTTGAGGTTTAGATTTAGGAGGCTGCAAAGTGAAGATAAAGCTTAATGCCGATTTGAAAGGGCATAAAAAGGGTCAAACAATCGTTATTGAAGATGTGCGCGGCGTTCCTAAAGATCTCTACTGGCGCAAAAGATTGAGGGATTCAGAAATTGATAACTGTTTTGAGATTATTGGAAATAAAAAAGATAAACAAGATAAAAAAGAGGTGAAAGAATGACTACTATCTCTCAGCCAGTCGCAAATATTATTAAAACATCAGCCGAGCAGATTATTTCTAATGCCCCACAAAGAGTTTTGACTGTTGGACAAGGGTTAGGTTCGTCATTCGTTTCTGGGGAGCTGGTAAAAGATATCGGGAATAACGATTCGGATATTGATATTTTCGGCAAAGGGTCTCAGTTACATGAAATGTTGAGGGGTTTTAAGAAAATAAATCAAGTTACTGCAATCGACGCAATTGGGTTAGATGATGCAGGAGCGATGACTAAAGCTACAGGAGTTGTGGCATTTACTGGGACTGCAACTGAAGATGGGACAATTGAGGTTTCGATAGGTTCAGAGGTGAATCACAAATACACTCTAAATATTGTAATTGGTGACGGCACAACTGCTATCGGAGATAAATTGGTTGCAGAAATTGCACTCGACGATTTCGCCATTGTAACTGCTATCGAGGCGGGAACTGTAGGTATTACGGCCAAAAATTCCGGAACAATCGGAAATACCATCGGAATCGGAGTTGTTTGCTCGGTAGTCGGAGTCTCCTGCACCGTTACTCAAATGAGCGGGGGTGCCACTGACCCGTCACTAGTCGGACTTTTTGATGTTGTTGGCAACAAAAGGTATCAGACAGTGGTTTTCCCAGGAAACTATGACGAATCTGTCTTAACTGGATTTTTAGACCCCAGATTCAACGCGGACAATGAGATTGTTGACGGCGTGGGCGTTATATCGAAGACCGATACTCTTTCGTTATTGAAGACTTTTTTAAATACGTTAAACTCGCAATCTTTAATTGTGCATGCAAATGAGTTTGTTTCTACAACAGAAAGAAAATCTCCCAGTTTATTTGAATGGGATGACGTCATAGCAGCTCAGGTAGGAGCGCTTAGGTCCCTGCGATTAACGGATGGATCAAATCTTAGCCGCTTGGTCATAGCCTCTAATTTAGATCTAATAGGCGGCACAGCAATTTCTTCGTTACCATATTTCAATACGCCAGTATTTGATTTACCTTTAATTGATACAGGATTGGGTTTCACTAATATAGAAATTGATGAGATAAATACCGCAGGTGGATTTGTCATAGGTAATAATGTAACTCGGACAACTGTTCTACTCGGCGAAATGTTCACAACTTCCAAAACCGATGTTGCAGGAAACCCAGATAAAACTTTTCAGTTTCTAAATTCTGTCGATGTCCTAAGCAACATTGCAGAATTTTTCTTTAATAACATCAGAGCTGATTTCGCACAAAGCAGGTTGACCGACGGAAATGTGACACCTGGACGAAATGACGCTAACGAGAACACAATAAGATCAAAATTCGTCGATTATTATCAAACGCTATCCAACGCTGATTTTATGTTGACTCGGTCCGGCAGAGACAATCTGAAATTCTTCGTTGATAATTTGACTTTCACTCTGGATTTATTGGAAGGGAAAGTGACCTCAATAGCACAGGTGCCACTGGTAGTTCAGCTTCGAGAAATAACTGTGATATTGCAAGCCGTTTTTAACATACAAGCTAATTAGGAGGATATGAAATGACCCAAGGTCTATCGGACGCAGCACTCTATGTCAATAACGAAATAATCCCATATGAATCCAATTCTCTAAAATATGAGGATGGGACCCCAGAAAGAAAGGTTAGCCCTCAAGTTATTGGCGCTGGCGATACTGTGAATGTAAATAACGAAGATTTCTCAACCGCAATGGGAAAAGTGACCTTTGATCTGAAATCAACGAGTATAAACGAAACCTTATTGGGCGATTGGCAAGCGAATTTTGAAAATAATGTTATTCGAATTGTCTCAACCGATGGGGTATCAAGAGTGTTTCAGCAAGCGGTAATTGTTAATAAAGTTGAAGTTAATCTCGGAGTAGATGGCGTTATCCCCATCGAGTTTAACTCTCTAAGAGCCGCGATAGCCTAAAAAACCCCGGTCGGCTATAATAGCCTTCAATGAAAGAGCAATTTGAATATACGCTCATATCTCCTCTAAGTGTCTCGGTCGCAGGAAAACAGGAAACCTGTAACGATGTGGTCGTCTACTGTCCTAAAAACTCCGATTCTAGATGGCAACTAGAGTTCGAACACTACGTAGTAAAAGCGGTTTTAGGTTCTGCAAAATTATTCCCGAGTGTTGAAGAAGGAAAAGAAAAAGCGAAACCCGATACAGATCCCACGGAATCAGAACAGGAAAAGTCTTGGCGAATGATTATGGTCTCATGTGCCACGCCCACCGAATTTCGATGTATGGTCAATCTTTTAAAAGACCTGATGTGTTCAGGAAACACAGAGAAACCACAGGCAACTCTCGGCGGTACTAAATTTACAAAACCACTATTTGATGACTTGCCCGCAGAAGATATAAAAAGTCTCGTCGGGAGGTACGCATACCATTTTTTGTCCAGCGATTTGATATAGGGGATTCAAAACTCTACACGTTTTTGCGTGATTTTAAAGAAATTTATCGCAGATCCATGCCTTCTATCCATGCCTATATAATGCGTTCCTCTAATGGAGGAATCACGCTCGGTGATATAATGAATCTAAGATATTGCGAGATGTTTGAGTACAGTCAAGAACTTTCAAAGTTGATCGAAAAAGAAAATAAGGAACTCAGGAAAAAATAATGGCAAAACAAGTCAATTATATTATCGAGATCCGGGATCGATTTTCTGCGAATATAAGGAAATTTAATAAGGCTTTCGAGCGTTCTTCAAAAATAATCAATCGGGTAAATAGAGATGTCAATAAACTAGCCCAAAAATCAGTCGATTTAGGTCGCAAAATGACGACACGGGTCACCCTCCCTATTGTCGGCCTTGGCAGCGCGTCCGTATTGGCGTTTGCTCGTATGGAGACCGGGCTCAGTAAAGTATTTACATTGCTTACAAAAGCCGAGATAGCCGAATTCGGAGATGATTTACGGAAATCTCAAAAAGAAGCTATAGAGTTGGGATTTAGTATAAGAGATACCAACGCTGCTCTTTTTGAAATGATATCTGCGAGTGGTGTCTCTAAAGATAGCATCAAGGCGTTTGATGTTGCTCAAAAGTTGGCAAAAGGTGGCAGCGCAGCCCTATTAGTTGCTGTTGATGGTATCACTTCAGTTGTGAACGCTTACGGAAGAGAAACGACGAAAGCATCGGATGTCGCTAACGCATTTTTTGCAGGTCAGGTTAAAGGTAAGACAGATGTCTCTAGATTGGCTGCCGCTGTTGGGACCGTATTACCCGTTGCGAGACAGGCGGAGGTAGGTTTCAAGGATTTGATAGCTACCACAGCAGCTTTGACTCTGTCAGGGCTTAATACCAAGAGGTCAACAACTGGTCTAAGGGCCGCTATTAGCGCATTGACCAAACCCTCAAAATCAGCGCGAGTAGTCTTGAAAGATATGGGGGTTGCTTTTGGAACGACAAACTTAAGAAGTGTTGGCTTGATAAACACAAT